GTAGTACTGATGCAGCATCCTCCGCTGCTTTTCTTCCAGCCTCATCTCCATCAAAGAAGAGAACAATTTCCGCATATCCTTGAAATAAGTCGTATTGTTTTTGTATATCTTTCTTAGCACTAGCAGCTCCATGAGGGAGTGATACGTGTGGCCAACCTGTCATTGCCTCATAACCAGAGGCAGCGTCTAATTCACCTTCATAAACAACGATGCGTTTACCACTACTAGGAAATAAATGCTGACCAAACAAAGTATCGGTAGATATACCTTCATAATAGAAATCCTTTTGTTTAGTTTTTACCTTCGCTCCCTGAAGTATTCCGTCGCTTGTGAAATAATGGAAGCGTAGAAGTTCTCCGTCTCGGAAGATTTTATATTTTTTGTTTGTCTCTTCACTGATTCCTCTACGTTGCAGCCGTACAGCTGAGCCTTGGAGTTGTACATTGGTAGACATTTGATGATTGTGAATAATTTCTCCATTCCCAGGAGTACGGGCGTGACACACAAAGCAAAAACTATGGCCATCCGAGTATTCGCTTTTAGCGTCGGATGATCCACAATTCTCACATGCTGTATGTCTAACGAATTCGCTCTCTATATGAGCCATTCCATTGGTATGTTGTGCCAAGAAGTCCAAGGAATATCATGTTTCTCACACCACTTGGCGTATGTAGTTTTAGATTTCTTAGTTAAAGTATTAAATGGTGATTGAAAGACCATCCTTATATCTAAGTATGGATTCTGTTCTTTAACAGCCTTCATCTTTCTTCTATCAGCAGAATCCCAGTAACCTTTAGTTTCTAGGTAGACACCATTAGGTAAGAGAAAGTCAGGTGTATAATTGTGTTGTATTTGATATGGAACCTTAGTAGGTTCATATTCATAATCAATACCTAACTCACATAGTAAATCTGAAACTTTCTCTTCAAGCTGAGACCTGAACATTAGAAGTCATCTTCTACTGATACTGGCGTCCCTGATGCCTCAACATTAGGCTCACCTGCTTTAAAGCCACTTGTCTTACCAAATAACTCAGCTACTCCAGCTTGATCTAAGTCTCCAGTATCAACACCTGCACCACCTTGAATGGTTACGAGTTGTACCCCAGAGAGCTTCAGAGACGTCCCATACGAGATACCATCTCTTAGTAGGTAAGGCTTCTGAATGAACCCTAGCTTGACAGTAGACCCTGCATAGACAGGAGTATTAGCGTCAGTAACTGGAACACCTTCAGTATCGACCACTGGTGGTTTTTTATCTTCAGCCCATGAGAATTTAATGATGTATTTTCCATCGGATACTTCCTCCCAAGGTTCTGGTTTTAGAGATGATCTCTTAGGGTTCTTGAGTTTAGACTCAGCCCACTTAAGACAATCAACTCTTTCTTCTTCTAGTTTATCAATCAAGTCTTTACCTACTACAGCTCTCAAGCTATAGCCATATTGACTCGGCTTCATTACAGCCTGATATCCCTCTAATACTACGGGTTCAGGTGTGACGTGGATGTTTCTCATTAACAAAAAAAGTAAGTGGATTCAATTACCTCGGACGGCTTAAGGTCTCCGATAATCGGTGGTTTAGTTTTCGCACCTATCTGGTTAGCGAAATCTGTTAAGTAATCATGTTCTGCGAACAGGTACATGTATTTTTCTCTGACAATTCTGGATAACTCTGTCATGTCAGTAGCTCTACATAAGACACTATCGTGTATGAGAGCTATAGGATGATTAAACTCTAAAGCTGAAAGACACAACAATGAGGCATCTAATGAATGAATAAGGTTAGGAGCTGTAGCAGCCTTATGTCTAGCCTTATCAACTGTATCACTGTCTCCAGTAGCGACTTTCATTCTTATCTTAGCCTTACCTAAGACTTGTAATCTGATATCTTCATAGGTTTTTTTAAAGATTCTTTGAGAGACAACAAAACCTGAAGGTGTTACCCATTCGAGATGAGTAGCTCCATCTTTAATAGCATTACTGACTTCAGACTCTATCCATTTCATAACCCTCATTGGGCCAGGTACTATGACATCCATAGCATCTCTAACAGCCTTGACTGTTTGAGTTAAGTCTTCCTTATCAATCTCTATATCCTTATCCTTTAAAGCTTCTTTAATGTACGATCTATTGCTAAATGGTTTAGCATTATAAGGTATTGTCATTACCGTTCTCTTTGTACATTTACGATCCCAGTAAGGACGTAGCTTCTCAGGTATATTTGGCTTAGATGTTTCAGCTATTACTTTATAAGCATCTTGTGGTTTATCACTAGGTAATACATTAACAAGTTTAGCTGTTGATTTATCTTTAGCGAGCCCTGCTAAAATCTGGAGACCACTACATGTAGCGTCTATAGCTATAGGTAGTCCAGTGCTTATTCTATCTCTCTTTATTACACAGTGGTAGAATTCATCACATGCAGCTAAGAATTGCCAAGGTTCTTCAACATTTTCCCATTCATGTATATTAGCTATTGGATCTTCAGCGATGATTGTGATGATATACTCATTTTCGTAAGTCCATGCTAATCTATCATTAAGAGTTTCTTTATCTAATCCATAAGTTGTAGCAACTTGAAACCTCAACCATCTCTCTGCCTCATCATCCATGAAGGATTCATCAGCAAATCTAATCAGACTCTTTCCAAAGTCTGTACATTGAGGCGTGAGGAAGGCTGGAATAGGGTAAACCCTTCCTCTGTAATCGAAAGACCAGGGTATATAGAACTTTTCTTTATTCTTAAAGCGTTCTACTGTATCCATTGTCATCCTTGTTCTACAAGATCTCTTAAACTCTTGAGCTTGTTTATTTAATACCTCAGCTGCCTCTCTCCTATATTTCTTTCTAGCTATTTCATTCTCAGCTATATCTACAGGCTTAGGAGGTATATCGTGATGGCATATTGGTTGGAATTTACCAACACTTAAACCCTTTTCCTGAAGTATTTCAGCTACCTTCACAGTAAAAGGGTTAAGGGTATAAGCAACCTTTTGTATTTTGTTAAGGAACTCAAAAGGCTTTTCTCCCTGTATACGGAGACACTCGCCTCGACGTACCATATCGTGACCTCTCATCACCTCGTTAAGCAAGTAACCACCTTGATTCTCAGGGGACCAATCATTCGGCTCAACAAGCATCGGCCAAGCTAATGGACTGAATAACTCAGCGTTATACATTACCTGATCTTTAATAGACATAAACTCAGGTGTAGGTACTACATAATTCTCAGATTTACGTCCTAGTCTTCTTTGTTCATATTCAAACCATTTACTTGTACTTATGACACATCCAAGTAACCAGCCACCAAGCTTGACCCTGTTACCACGGCCCCATGCTTTCCATTGCTGTACTTCATAACGATTCATAAGTGTTTGAATAACAACAATCTTCTGATCAGTACCTATAGATTTATGCCAGTAATTCTTCTTGAGAGTATTTAATAAACCTGGTGCATGTCGTTCGAAATGACGCATCTTGCATTCATTCTCTACACCCTGACCTATCGCATCACTTACGTTCTGTAACTGATTACTTCCTTCTTTAACTGAAAAGACTTTATCAATAGTTATCTTGCAAGTTATAGCAGCAGCTGCAAGAGGTTCGATATCAGATAGGTATTGTTTAATCTCTCTAAACGATTGACCATTGTAACCTTCATGAATTCTATTGTTTGTTTCCTTGATTCTATTAACAACCAAAGGTAACAATGCATCAATTGTTGCTATACCATAGATAGATGCTGATGCATATGATTTCTCTTCTAAGTTCTTAGTGTTGTCCCTAAGTCTCTTAAGTCCTTGAGCAATAGCATCACGTTCATGATTGATTTGCTCATCAATTTGAGCAGGTGTTGGCATTAGTTTAAATCATCAATGAGTTGTTCATTCATTAGTTTAATTAATTCATCCTTGTGTGGATGATTCTTGACGTCCCTGATTAGCTCAGCCAGACGTATCTGCTTTGTTCTTTTTTTCATGATTTTTTGGGTGAGGTGAAAGTTTATGGATAGCTTCGTGATCACATACGACAAACTCGTGTGTATCAACTAAAGCTTTTATCTTATTCTCAGCAGCCCTCCTGTATCTATATGAGTACTCCTTAACCTTGCCTGTTTTCATATCAGTTGCACGTATAATAGCATCATGACTACTAGGTAATAACCAATTAGCTACGTAAGTTGCATAAAATACATCAAAAGGTATGGATGGAAAAGCCTCATACTCGGTATCAGCTACTGCTTGCCAATTGTTTGGATAGTACTGTTTACGCTTCTTCTTCATGTTGACTCCATGTAAATTCTGCTCTTGTGTCTTCATCCTCACAAGGAATTACGTCCTTGAGTTCCTCATCTAATAAACCTGCTAGGTTAATAGCTCGGTATCCAGCTTCAATGTTATCCGTACCATTGACAATGTACTCATTCTTATTAGTTAGTACTACATATCTCTTGAGTGGATAATCACTCAGCCGCCGATGATTGTGAAGATTCATTGTTAGTTAGTCCTTGTAAGTTTGCGTACTAATTGTTTAGTTCTAGCCTTAGCTTGGCGTACTTGTTGAGGTTTACGCTTACCTTTTATCTTGCGTTTAGTGTCCGCGTCCTTGAATTTTAGTATAATATTCATCTAATAGTTTACCCTTAAGTTTGCTAACGTCCTTGCATGTCATAGTGCATGAGCTTGGACGCAGATTCTCATGGTTAAATCTACCGATGAGATGTATAAGTTCTGCACTATTTAAATTCAATTAGCCTCCTTGATAATGTGTACATAAGGGATGTGAGTCCCTCATCCAACCCTCGAAAGGGCTGGAGGAGAGAGTCTACTTAGTGGAAGTAGCCTTCTTCCTTGGTGTGACTTCTTTCTCAAGTGATTTCTTTACGATCTCTTGAGCAAACTTGAGTACTGTCTCAGGCTTAATACCTGTAAGTACTACACGATCCTCAAAGTCTTGGCTTACAACCAACCCACCGTGCTCTTCACAGTAGTGCATGTGTGCGTCCTTGAGGTAGTACTCGTGTGTAGTTTCGAATGATAATGTCATGATTAATTAATAAGTAGCTGCGATGATTGTGAAGATTAAGTATCACTTAGTCCATGTTATTCATGGCATTAACTAACACCTTACGTGTGTTACGTCCAAGATTAACTATGTCCTTGTTGATTTCACGCCACTCATAGAGATGTATATCCCAACGTGAACGTGCGTCCTTGATGTAACTACTAAGTGGGATAAGTTCAGGCTTATCTAACTCAGATAGTAAACATCTATCTTGTAATGCATTAGCTACAGCTATAAGCTGTGCCTTAGTCATCTTATCAGAAATAGATACTGATACTGCGTCCTTGTAATTCATGAATCAAAATGAAATACAGCTAAGTAAGTTACTACTAGTGGCAGTAATGCCAAAGGAAATAACATAATCTAATACGCCTCTCTCATTGAGAGGCAACGGTCCATGCGAGGATCGAACTCGCATTACTAGCGTGACAAGCTAGCGTACTAACCATTATACGAATGGACCAGGAAAGGACAGTAAGTCCTTGTTAGTTGTTGATAATTAAATCATACACATTCTGTGGACAGTCAGTCCATGTGCCTTTGATAACTAACCATCCCTCTTCTAATAAGAGAGGGATATGATTAGCATCAGTGATGTAAGTATTAAAGTTCATCATGCTTGTATTCCATATATCTCATCGCTATCAACGACAGACATGGCTACAAGCTCAATGAATGACCAGACTACATCATTCTTATACCCTGTGATGTTGCAAGTATTCTGAGTCCATATGTCCTCATTTGCATCACCACCTAAAGTATCAGCGATGTACTCTATCATCTCATCTTCATACTTATCAAAGAAAGAGAGAGTGTCCTTGTAATAGATGTGATCGTGTGCCACACCTGATACG